AACGCTAAATAGGAATGAGCACGTTAGGCCTACGCCTACCATAAAAACTAGGCGTGCTTTTATTTCTTCGTTTGTGTATTTTTGTCTAGCCACAGCGGCCACCACCTATTTGTATTGTTGTGTCAGTTACAGCGCTTAAAGCTTTGTTTTTTACGCGCTCACAGTTGACGCGTACTCGATCACCACAAGCTGTTAGTGATGCTACAAACACCAATAAAACTAGGCTTTTACGCATTGTTGGCTGGCCGTGTTAATGGTGCTGGTGGGTTTGCTGTGTGTTCCCACAATGTTAATTCTTCGCCTGTTAGCACCCAGCCGGTGTCAAAGCCAGCGTCTGCCAACAGTTGTAGTAGTTCTTCATGGCTCATGCGCTGACCTCAAAAAGTGTGATAGTGGCTAGTGCGCTGTTTGGATTAGCGCTTACTGATGCAGCACTTGTAAAATTGTTAAATTGAGTTTTGTAGGTTGTGGCTGAAGTAGTTGCTGGACTATCTAAAAGCACAGCTGATGCAGCTGGGCCTACAAAGTCCACAGTAGTGCCGGTGTATAGTGCTGCACCTTGAAAAGTGCTGACAGTTGTAGTGTCGCGCTTTATAACTGAAATGACAGCGTTACTTGCGTTGCCTGAACTTTTGCTAAAACTTTGCGACACCAGTACAAGGATTTTACTGGTGTTTGACTGTGGCGTAATAGTCGCCGTAAGGTTTGTATCGGCCAATGTAGTAGTTGAGTTGGAAACAAGTGTGCTGGTGCTAGCAGACACAACTTGCAGAATGCGGAACGCGCCGCGCAAATCATTAACGTAGGCGGCAGTTAAGACATTGCCGGTGGTTTGCGCTGCTGGCAGGTTTGTGGGTGTGGCCATAGTTAATATCCTAACTTGTTGTTATCGAGCTTGCCGAACACCGTGTTGTCAAGGATTAAGTAAGCGTTTAGATCAGCACCCGATAGGTAGAACGTGTACCGGCTTGACTCTGGCGTCGCGGTCACGCTCACACCCTCAATAACACAGTTAAACACTGTGCCACGGAAAGTTACAGTCACTTGGGTGCCAGGGTAAATAGGTGGGTAGCCCGTAGCAAAAAGATTGTCCAGTTTGAATGTCGCTTGTGCTTCAGCAAGGCAACTAATTGACAGCAACGCCTGACTTTGTTCGTCATAGTTAGACAGCAAATAGTTGGCATAATCTGTGGCTTGCGCTGTGCTGGCATTGAACGTATTAGTAAGCAAGGTACGAAACGGGGCTGTGCCGGTCTGCACTGTTGCCTCAGCAAAAGACTCGGGATCAACAGTGACCTGGGTGTAGTAGTTGTCGGCATAACTGCCAAAACTAATTTGGTCATACACCTGATTAGTAGCGTTATTTGTTGTGTCACTAAAATTGACTGTTGCTGTGGCAAGGGTAAATGGGGTGACAACTGTTGTAACGCCTGCAGCTTGTGCATCCCAAATACGGCCATTGATTGTAACCAGCACTTTGTTTAGCCAGTCGCCCCAAGTGCTTGAAACTGTCGTTGCCGCCATTGCCTGTGTATTTGTAGCAAGCGTCTGAACAGTTAAGCCTGACTGCGTAGTGCAATCAATTAACTGCTCATAAAGATTGTCTGCAGCCATTGCATAGTCAAGGCCTTGCGACCGCCCGTATCGACTAAATGAGCCTTCTGCTGTAAAAGTCAAAAAGTCAGCCTGTCCGACACCACCGGCAAAAGGTATGCCATAGGAAACATCAACATTGTTTATGACACCAGTAAAAATAAACTGGCTTGTAGTCAGGTTAGTAATGGCGCAAAAGTTGCCACTAACTAGATCAGCGTTAGGCGTTACAAAACCTGTGGGGTAGCGCAAAGTTACTGTGACTCTTGAGGCGTTGTACGCGTCGAGCTGGCGTTGTCGGCCAATACTTACAGATATGTTTTGCACGTTTGACAACGCGGTAAACACCATGTTGTCAGGGCTTATCTCAACCTTGTAATTTTGTGGCATTAGAACGCGTTACTGGTCTTGATAGGTACTGAGCCGTTTTGACGCATGTAAGTACGCAAAGCCTCTACAACAGCGTTAGGGTCGCCACCATTGACATAGATATTTACGCCACCCATTGCAGACATTTTGTCTAACGGAATTACAGCTTCTGGGCCTGCCTCGCCAATAAGCGCCATAGTAGGGCCAGTCACAATGCCACCGGCAGCCATGGCCTCAAAACCACGAATACTGCCTGTGCCGCCGCCGCCTTCATCGCCACCAATACGGCCCAAACTAATACGGCCAAGTGAGGCAATATCTTTGCCCGGCTTGATTAGATTGATGCCCTTAATAACTACGTTAATTAGGTCAATAAAAGCGTTAGCGAGAAACTCAAAATTGTAGGCCATACTGTTTACAACAGAATAAACGACGTTGCGTAAACCCTCAAACTTTTTGTAGGCCGTTCCTATTGCAATAACTAAACCAATTACGGCAGCGGTGATAAGCACAGCAGGGTTGAGCGCCATAGCCACGTTTAGCGCTACAACGCTTGCTGTTAAAACACCAATAGCGGCAGCTGCAGCAAGAACTAAATTAGGGTTGTCTTGTGCCCACGTTGCAAACTTCTGCAGTACCGGCAAAGCCTTTTCAAGAATTGGCAAGAGTGCAGCGCCCACACCTTCTTTAGCCTCACCCAAAGCAACACCTAAACGCTTCATAGAGCCAGCAGCAGTGTTAGCAGAATCAGTAGCAGCACCACCAAAGGTCACAGCCATTTCAGCCATAACTTCTTCCATCGACGCGCCATCTTTAATCATCTGGCGTAATTCTGGTGACAGTTTTGCTAGGGCAGTCATGTTGCCGCCATATGCCTTTTCCATAGCCTTAGTAACAGTCTCAAGGCTGATGCCTTTAGCCGCTGCAACATCCATGGCAAGCGTGGCGGCCTTCTGTGCCTCGCTGACATCCATAGTGGCTCTGACCAAACCAGCCATGGCCGGTCTCAAATCGTCATCGGTTATGCCTTTTTGTTTACCAGCCGCGGTAATAAAAGCCTCGACGCCTTTTACTTGTGCATCAGTAGCGCCAGTTGTTTTTTGTAGTTGGCGCTCAAGCATCTTTTGTGCTTGCTCATCTTCCATAGCGCCTTTTACAGCATCACCAAGGCCAGCAACAAGACCACCAAGTGCAACTGCTGCATACTTGTTGGCTTTGCCTAGCGCGTATTTTGCTTTGGCTTGCGCGCCTTCCAAATCCTTAAAGCCCTTTTCAGCCTGTTTTAATCCTTTGCTATTAAATTGCGTAACGATTGGTAGGTAAATAGCCATTATGCGGTAGCAGTCCTTGCTTGTAGTGCTCGATTAGCGTCAGCAATTACTTCATCTATTGCCTTCATAATGTCAGCAGTGCCTTGCTCTTGTACAAACTTGCGTGAGCGCCACAAACCACGCTGTGGTTTGCCAAACGTGCTTGCAAGCAAATTAGCAAATTGGCTGCTGTTTTTAGTGCCTGCCTGGCTAAACATTGCGCCTGCAGCATCCTTCTGCACCAGGGTAACTAAGGGTGTGTAGCCACTACGCGCACGACCGCCCACCATGATCTGTACGCCTTTGTCCACCTTTGTTTTGTCATACGCCAGACGGCCTTTGCCTTTTTTGCTAGGTGCCATACCGTGGATAACAGATATGCCAATATCGGCAGGAAACTGTTTGCGGCCTTCCTCAAGCATTGCCGGACTGCTGGCCTTAATTTTGGCGGCAGCCTTAAAGCGCGCTGACTTATCTAACTTGCTTAGTTCTGACAGTGCTTGTTTTAGGCCTGTAATTTCTACGCCAGTTTCTAGGCTCATGGCTTGCGGCTTTCGTTTAACAGCTTAATCGTGGTGTTCAGATCAGCAATATCAAACTCTATCCCAGGTGGCCACCAGCCTGTGGCTACTAACAAACTGGCTAGGGAATTGCGGTAGGTTCCGCTTGGGTAGGGTTTGCCGGATCATTATCCACCACTTCTAAAGTCACTAGGCGCTTAATAAAGTCATCGAGCACTACAGGCACTGTCAGGCCAGCAAGTTTGGATGACTCATACGCCATAAAAGCCAAGTCCTCAATGCTTATGCCTTGCTCGCCAATAGTGCTTGACTTGCGCTTATATTTGCGTTCCCATTGCACAATGACGTACAGCGAGGTGGTGACTTCATACGCGCCTTCACCAGCATCTACCTTAAGGGTTAGTTTCATGTCGGGTTCCTTTAATTAGTTAGGGTGTGATGTCTCGAGCGTAGGTGCCGCCAATGAATGACGCGGTAATCATTGACAGTTCGCCTACAGCGCCAGTGATAGGGGTGTAATCCACCAGCTGCATGTTAATAATTGTGAACTCAGGGTTAGACGCTGACTCTGTAATTCCTGATGGTGAGATAGTCAATTCAGTAGTGCCAGTGCCAAGGTTGGCAAACAATGTGGCTTCTACTTCGCCAGTTCCATAGCTAAGAAACATTTCTAGTTCCACAGCTACCGTTTGCAGGCCTGGCACAAATCGGTGGCCGGTATCGCCAAAGGCTGTGGATTCTAGTGAGTCCACGCCAAGTGTGACTGTTGCGCTGCGGCACTGGTCAGTCAAATCAACTTTGACACCACCAGTAGTTGGGGCGAGGTTTACTGTTGGGTTTGTGAGATAAGTTGATGTCGCCATAATTCCTCTAGGTTTGTGGGTTTAGGCTCATCGGGTGCCGTATCTGTTTATAGTTCTAGCAGATAATACTACTGCAGTGGCGTATCTCATGCGGTTTGTGCCTGCATAGCCATTTGCAGATCATAAGCAGGATAGGTAGCGCCACCTATTTCTAACGATGATGGCTGGCCTGCCATAATCACAACGCTTGAGCCTAGGACTGTAGCCACAATGCTCAGTATGTTTTCAAGCACACCTTGCGCGGCTGTGCCTGTGCCGATGACCTTTACTGGGATAGTTACGCGCACAATGTTGCCGCCACCGGCAATAGTCTCAAAACTAGGCGCATCGAGAAAGACACAGTTAGGGACAATCTTTGTGGGGTCACTTACTACGCGCAAGCCAGATACTGCTGTCAGTGTGGCTTTGAGGTCTTGCATAGCCTCATTCAGCAGGCCTGTGGCAGGCATTAGGCAACCTGTGGGCGGTCTATGCCCAAGAGCTGTTTGATAACTGGTGTCATGGCGCTGACAGGTGCTGTGCCCATGCCATCAAATGTGGCGAAAGTGTCTTGTACAGAGCCACGGCCACGCCACAAGGCCGCCGCATACATAAGCGTGCCTAGCGTGGCATCGCCACCTGGGGAAGTTGTCAAACTGTCAAAGTAGCCAGCTTCTTGCCTACGCCTGTAGCAAAAAGCATTGCCAGCAGATGCAGCCTGTGTAAGCAATGTGTAATCGTCTGACGGATTAGTAATTGTGCCAGCACCCAAATATGTTTCTAGTTGTGCAGCTGTAATCCATGTGCAGGTTTGTGTGTAGGTAATTGTGCCAGTAGCAGTTGCTACTCGATTAACGTCTGTGCCGGTACAAGCAAACAGCACTTGGTTAGGAATACTGACATTGCTATTAAAGAGCAGATCACCATCTGTGTCTATGCCAATGTACTCATACTTAGGCATTGCATAGACAACGAACGTGCCGTTAAAGGGTGCAGCAACACTGGCAACAGTAATGCTTTGCCCAACTTCTATTTCAGTGTCGGTCAGTGTTTGTAGCACTGCATAGTTGTCTAGCAGTTGCTTAAATGTGACTGTGTATGTAGCCATGGGCGGTAGCCGCCTTTCAGGCTAGGCAGTGGTGATTGACTGGA